ATCCTTAAACCAATCGGCACCTTCACGAAGATAAACATCATTAACATCTTTATTTTCTGGTAAGTTAACAACTACTGCACCACGTAAATCTTCTTTAATCCTTTTAGCAAGTTCCATACCGGGATTGCGACCATCTTCTTTAAGATCATTGTCAGCAAAAATAAATATGCGCTTGTATCCCTCAAGCATCATCGGAAACCATTCTCTCCATTGGGTCACACCAGCTACGCCTACAGCAGGTATACCACATAGCCCTGACAAAACCATTGTATCAATCTCTCCTTCACAAATGGCTATAGTGTCCGTATCTATTTTAAGATCTTCTACGTTGAACATACCAATCTTTTGCCCTGTTGGCCATATGTATTTAGGGTTAGTTCCGTCAATCTTACGAAACTTAATACCAACAACACCAGAGCCGGTGATGTAAGGAATAGATAATGCGTTTACGCCGTGTTCGTGACCGGCAATTGGGTCAGTCACCGTACCTAGTAGGAATGTATCTGCGACCTTTTGGTCTATACCCCTTGATCTGAGGTAAGAGAGACCCTCTTGACTTAAAGTTTGATGATACCGCTTTGCGGCTTCCGTGAGTGATAATTTCTGCTCTGTTGACAGCATCTTTGTAATCCAACCCTTCTTTTTCCATTATTAGCTGATACACATTTCCTTCAAAATCGCAGACAAAACAAAAATACATTTCTCTGTCTGGACTTATAGAGGCTGAAGCATGTGAATCTTTGTGCAAAACACAACGTATGCTTTGCCAACTTCTTCCGTCACTACATTTAGTTCCGTAATGATTAAGCACCATAACCAAGTCATGATTACCGGTCATGTTGCCTTATATTGCTTACTCCATTGGTCTAGCGATTGAATTACCCAAGCATCTTCAATGCTTGCGTTGCGTCTTTTGACAACAACGTAACCAATAGGATTAACTTTAAGAGACCTAGCTTCAGCATAGTTAACTACCTCAGCTTGAATCTCACGCCAAAATTGTGGAAGATTTAAAGTCTTTGTATCTTTACATTCAAATAGATAAGGGGTTCCTGCTACATAAACAACAAGATCACCTTCGTCTTTTGAGCCAGATAAACGTAAACGTTCAGATATATAACCTTTTTTACGTAACCATTTCATTACATCTATTTCAAACTTTGCGCCTTTGCGTTTATTTGCCGCAGACATTATTGTCTCTTCTCTTAGAATTGTGTTTGACCACTGATTACTCCATTAATTCTTTTAGCTCTATCAATTAGTTCTTCATCTTTTAATGTCATACGACTTGCGTCAACATTTAACGCTATCCATCTATCACCCATTGGTGAATGTTTAGCAAACCTGTTCTTAACGCAGGCAATCCTAAACTCTGATTGTTCCGTTTCCATAGCAACAGTCAAAATCATTTCAGGCAATTGTGAAACTTTACCCTGAATAGCACGCCTTGATGGTGGTCTCAAAGGATCACCTTCTGCTTCAGAAGTATGATGCAAAATAAAAATTGCTGAGTCTGTTTCGCGAGCAATGTGATGGCATGCTTTCATAATGTCACGCATACCAGTCCACTCGTTATCGTGCAAAGCGGACACGTTCATAAGGTTGTCAATGATAATAAGTTCAGGCCATTCGCCGTATTTTTCGCCATAAGCTTTAACCATAAGATCAACGTCATCAAGTGTTGGTGATGGGTCAAATGCAAATTCCATATGTTTTAACGAGTTAAGTTCTTGTGTGTAAAAATCTTTGCCACCATTTTTAAAAGACTCTTCAATAGTTTGTTGTTGATGTCCTGTAATAATTGCTGCAGCACGAATAGATGTGGTGTAAGCATCTGTGTCTGCTGAAATATAAAGTGTTGGAACTTTAGCTTTAACGCCATAAAATAATGCAAGTAAAGATTTACCAGAGTTAGGTTGACCAGCAATCATTGTTACTTGGCCACGTCTAAATCTTATGCCTTCTTTTTTAAGTGAAGGAAACAGATCAGGGAGTAATTGTTGTTCTTCCAAATGACGGACAGCCGCCTGTTTGATAGTTAACAAAGTTACTCCCTTCTCTTATTGTTCTTGTATTAACGGATGAACTGTGGTTCGCATTGATCAGCAGTGCCCTTTGGAGAAGGACAAAAGTACCCTTTCCAAGGTCCCTTAGCACTTTGACCAGTACGGAATGTCATTTCCCCGTGTTTACAAGTCTTTGAACCTGATGCTGATGCACTGGTTGTTCTTGGTGCTTCAACAGGTGTAGCATTTAATGCTTCTCTCAAAGCACCTTGCGCTGTGTACAGTGTTTCAACTGCGTTGATGTCAGGTGTAACATTGGCAATTGCGCCTAATGCTGTTCTGATTTCATCTTCATCGTATGAGTAAAGATAAATGTTAACTAATGTACCTTGTGAGGTTTTGAAGTTAAGTTGCGTCTTTACTCCTGGTGTGTCTGCACTCATTTTCGTTCTCCTTGATCTATAGATGCAAGTGGGTCATGTTTGTCTGCTAACTCCCCACCAGAAGCATAACAGTATTTTGCCACCGAACATGACTTACAAGTCATGCCAACGTTTGGCAAAAAAATTTCTAACTCAAGTGCTTTCTCAAATTTGCTAAACAATTCAGTAAACACCGGAATTGTCCAACGTGACAAGTCACCTGCATCTTCCATAATACCCTGCCGAGCATTATAAAAGAATCCTTTATCTGGTCTTACACCTTCTGTTATTTCCATACAGCAAGCGTATAAACCAAGTTGCATATTGTAGTCCGGCATGTAAGCACCAGCTTTGTAATCAACTACAACAAGTTCATTATTTGGTGTTACAGCAATTAAATCAACAAATGCTTTAACTGGTACCTTACCAAACATAACATTATATTCGGCTTCAATATGTGGTGTTTTGCTTTTACCGTAGTAAACAGACCATTTGGAATTGTGCCACCATTGAATAAAATTATCAACCATCTTGGGTCCGTTTTCAGACCACCAAATATCATTTTCTTTATTTGGATATGCTTTTGTTGCACGACCACCAGCACGCCATTCTGATGGCATGGTGTCGGTCTTAGCAACTTCGGCATCAATAAGTTTTTGAAATGTTTCTTGCCAATACTTATCGGCTATCTGTTTAGTCATTAATGTCTCGCAGGTATTTTTCTACCGCTTCGTGAAATGCTGAACCGCCTACAAAATACCAAGCGGGTGATTGTGGTGCCTGAACTTTTCTTTCAAGTTCCCATGCTTTACCGCACCGTACCCATGAGGTAAAAGAGCTAAAGCTTCTATGTCCTATTTGTGTTTCCATACCGATCACAATATCACAAGTTTTAAGTTCGCTTAACAACACGCCAAAAGCGTGTCGCTTGCTATTCTAATTTTCTTAAGATTATACTCGGAGCGAGCCAGTGAGTATGTGCGAGCGACCCGTTAACGAGGAACCGCTTTGGGCGGTTCCGAGTAGAAAGATAGTGTATGCCTTCATATCAAAACGAACATAGATGGGGCAACTCATATTATGAACCTAAACCTTCTCGTAAAGATGTTATTAAAACTCTTGGTAATCGGTTTCCACTTGAAGATCGTGAAAAAAATTGGGCTAAACATTATTTAAATGATATGCCTAAAACGCAAAAAAAGCCCCCTACAAGGGGCTGGGGTATATAGATACACCAAACCACCCTGTAAGGGGCTAATAATGGCCTTAAATTGGCTTTAAACGGTACGTATGGACATGTATATAATGCCGCCAAAACCGCTATAGTTCTTTGAAGCTGGGGTATTGCGTTCAAACGATAAGTTCTCAATTACACCATAAACAGTTTCACCAGAAGTAAAGTCCTGAATCAGAACAGTGTCACCTAGTTGCTCAATGTTTTCCATTAAGGTTAGCCGATCCCAAGCGCGACCCTGATAACCATTGATAAGGTTGTATCTATCAGTTTCAAAATCAAAATTAAGCAACGGAAGGGTTAACTGACGTGCACGTTTAACAGCTGGTAAAGATTTAATTTGATAACCATTAAGCTCAGGACCTTTAGTTGGATCTGTTGCATCACGTGCAAATTCAAACTTGAAAGCAACCTCTTCTAAAGGTGTGTCAAGGTTGGTTGCAATGTCAGAGTTGTAATCTGTGTTAGAACCAAGAGTAATAATAGATGAAACAGAACCATCAATTTTAACTGTTGATAAAGCAATTGTGCCAGTAATAGGTGCTTTAATGCGTGGTTTAATTAGTTTAAAATGTTTCTTTTCAACAGTTGAATAACGAATAAAACCTGTTGTTAAAGAACCAGTTTCACGAAGGTCAGTTGTACTTTCACAATAACAATAACCACCATCACTTGTAAAAAACAATTGATTTGTTTCACCAATTATAGCGCAAGAAGTTGTGTATTTTCCTGTAACTAAATCAAAAGATAAATCATTAGCGTAAGCATATCTAAGGTTTTCAATCTCTGTTGATAAATCTAAACGGATAAGACCCGGAGAACCTTTAACACCTGTAGCACACCAAACAAATCTATCTCTTGCAGCAAAATCAAAACAAGGTTGGTCGCTAAGTTCAACAATCAAAGGACCATAATTCAAAGAACCATCTTGGTCATTAACTGTTGCAACACGAATACCTTTAGAAGTACCAATACACATTAACCCAAGATAGTAATAAATCTTGTGAACTTTTTCTCCGGCGGGAAATTCTGCAGCAGTGATAGCAGAAGTTAATGTTGGCATTGCACCAGCAGTTGTTAAAGTAAATTTTTGTACTGTTGATTGATGTGTTCTATAACCTGATATATATATTGCTGGTCCTGAAGAAGTGATAGAAGTGTAAACATAATCTGTTGAAGGATGAGTGTAAACAGGTGTTGGTAAAGAATTTACACCTGTTGCTGATGTGTCAAGTTCGTAAATTTTGTTGTTAATAGCAACAACAAGACGTTCTTTAGTAAACTCCATAACAGCATTAACCACTGTTGTTCCTGTTACGCTGTACATTAAAGTATCAGCAGTTGTTGAATCAGCAGTTAAAAGTTTACGATAAATAGCAAGTTTAGTTGGACTGGTATTGTTAGTAATCCAATAAGCGTATTTGCCATCATCGCAAATAGCATAAGCAGGATTATCTGAACCAGAATTGTAGTCAACAAAATGAATAACTTGACAAGAAGCAGCACCTGTTGCTGCGGTTGAAGTAACATTAGATGCTACCTTAGCGTAAGTAAAAGTTGTTGTTGTTGGAACAGAGGTAATACGATACTCACCATTAAATGTGGCATCAACATTTGTAACAACTACTTGCATACCAATAGTAAAATTGTGCGCAGCAGAAGTGGTTAAGGTAGCAACATTAGATGTTAAAGCTTTATTAGTTATTTGTGCTACACGTGGGTAAAAAGTTTTATCAACATCATATTCATCCCATAAAAGAACACCATCAATGCCGTCCCAAACAATGGTACGTGCTTGCTGATTAGGTGTCCCATCAGCAGTGATAGTTCCAGTAATTTGATGTGTTTGTTTAACATCGCTAAGTAAATTAACTTGACCACGTTCCCAAACGTTTAAACCAACTGAATCTTGAAACCTGAAATAAACATTTTCTGAACCGTATTGTTCAACATATTTAACACCTGAACCATAATGAAAACCTGATTGGCTTCTTAGCCACCAACCTTCAAAAGATTGTTCACCAGGGATCGGTTGGTTGTCAAATTGTTGTTTGCGATAAACAGCTGTAGCGCGTTGATAAGGGTATTTGTCTGATGCTGCAAGGATAAAAGGTTGACCACCAATAGCAATATCGTAAACGTTATTAGTGTTTTCAAAAGTTACAGCGGCACCTGCTGGCTTACCAATAGGTTCGTTGATGCGTTCTGTGATGCTAAATGTGTCGCTCATTCATGCCCTTTCAGATGGTCAATCATTTCTTTAGTCAAAAAATCTATGCGTGATTCAATACGTTTAACAGAATCTGCTAATGAACTACCGCCGTTGGGTTTTAATTCCTGTAAATAGTTCTTTAACCAGTTCTTAAACACCCAAGCAGCAGCGGTTGCAACAATTACAACACCGGCAAGGGCTGTGGCAGCCATAGCAGCATTCTCTAAAATCATTACTTTTTGTCCTCATCCTCAAAAGTGACCTCAGACAAGGTCCAGAAAAGGAAAGCAAAAATGATGGCAACACCAACAACACTGCGGGTGCTTCCAGGTGGAAGAACAATCCAAGCGATAAGCAGACCTACAAGTGTGAAGGACTCTGCGAACCAAGCACGGAAGTGTCGTCTAAGAAAAGACAAGACACGTTTCATTTAACCCTCCTAGGGTTTGCTAGTTGTGATACGATAATTGCACCAAGTACTACTTGTTGAGCCTGTTTGCGCTCTTCAGGTGTATACTCGGAACCAAGGTTAT